TTTCTTAATCTCTTATGTAGGTGGTAAAGTAGCAGAAGCAACTGAACAATCTATTTGGCAAGGTACTAACGTGAACGGTCAATTCCTTGGTTTTGAATCTGCATTCTCTGCATCAATTGCAGCAGGTGGTGCAACTGCAGTATTAGCAGCAAAATCTGGAAGTATCGTTATCTCTGGTAGTGTGACTTCAGCAAATGTATTAGACAAATTAAATTCAGTTGTAAACACAATCCCTGATACCGTTTATGGTAAAGAAGATGTATTGTTGTATGTATCTACAAATGTAGCAAAAGCATATCAGCAAGCATTAGCAGGTGGTGCTATCGGTGCAAACGGATGGAACAACCAAATGAACGTGGGTGAGAAGCCTTTCAACTTCAATGGTATCGAAATCGTTCTTTGCCCTGGTATGAGTGCATCTAAAATCGTTGCAGCTCAGAAATCAAACTTATTCTTCGGAACAGGTTTATTATCTGACCATAACGAAGTAAGAGTATTAGACATGGCTAACTTGGATGGTTCACAAAACTATCGTATCATAATGAGATACACAGCAGGTGTTCAGTTCGGTATCGGACAAGACATCGTGTACTATGGTGCATACTAATCAATTAACTAACACATTAAAATTAAAGTATTATGGCTTGTAATTTATCAGCTGGAAGAAACGAAGTGTGTAAAGATAGTATCGGTGGTCTAGCCGGCGTATACTTCTTAAACTACACTACCGGGTCTTTCACTAAAAACGGAAGCGGAGAAATCACCGCATTTCCTTCTGGTAGCACCGTTTATTACTATCAGTTGAAAGGAACAAGTGCATATACTGAAACCGTGAACACTTCAAGAGAAAACGGAACAACATTCTTCTCACAAGAATTAGTATTGAACTTGAAGAAGTTGACTAACGAAATGACGACTCAATTAAAGCTTATGGCTTATGGTAGACCTCAAATCGTTGTATGGACAATGAACGGAGATGCTTTGTTAGTTGGTGAAGTAGAAGGTGCAGATATGACAGCAGGAACAATTCAAACTGGAGCAGGTATGGGCGATTTGTACGGATACAGCGCCACATTTACTGGTCAAGAAAAATTACCAGCAGCATTTATCAGCGGCTCTACAACAACAAATCCATTCGCAGCATTGACAGGTAATGGATTACCTACAATTGTGTATGGAACTAATAGCTAAAGCAGTATATCGCTTAATATAATTAAACCCTACTCTTAATTGAGTAGGGTTTTTTTGTTTTAACTATTTTCACTTCAATGATTGTTAAATAATAAATAATTTCACATAATGCTTACTTATTTTCTCGGTGGGTATAACTCATACAACATTAGAACCAAGCAAATACCATCTGGCAGCAACATAATGGTTGTTTATACAGAAAATATGACATCATTAGATGATTATGCATTTAATGCTGGTAGTTGGTCATATAACGAATGCGAAAGTATGGTTGGTATCACATTTAATTTAGAAATACCATTAAATCCAATACCAGGAGATGAATATAGAATGTGGTTGAGACCTGCAATAACGAGTTCAACAACTCCATATACACTTTATGACTCAATTTGGAATGGTTCACTTCAGGTATTTGCATCACAAAGTGTAAATAAACCTGCATATGTAAACCAAATACCAATTGCTAATGCAGGTGAAGACCAAATACCATGTGAAATATCTCGTCAATCGGAAAATGAGTATGTATATTATGAAAGTGATTGTCCACAACCTGGTCCTGTAACTACATCAACGACAACAACTGCAGGCCCAACTACTACAACTACTTCAACGACATCTACGACTACGTCTACGACATCAACAACGAGTACGACATCTACAACAACAACATTAGCTCCAACAACGACAACTACAACAACTGCTTCGCCTGTTGATTTAGTATTCTATTTTGGAAATCAAATAGGTGGACAAGGATTTGATGTATGTTGGTCAGGAAGTAATTCATCAGGAACTGGAATTGGTATTCAATTTGCAGAACTAAAAACATTTATGAGTTCAGATGCAGGTTGCACAACTCCATACGGAACAAGTTGGGATTTAAATCCAGGTGGAAGAGATTTCTTCTTCAACGCAGGAACAATGAGTAGTGGAACTTGGTCAACTACTTCGGGAGGCTCATTATCACCAGGTAATTTTTATAGAACAAGAATTAGCGGTAGTGTTAGAATAGATGTTGGAGGATTTTCTCCATACGAAACATTTGATTTAACAGGAACTCAATATAAGGATATAACATACAATGGTAAAACTGCTAGAGTATTAGGACCAAATTGCACATTAAATAACACAGCAGGATGTTAATAAAAATAGAATATGAAACAAAAAACAGAATTTTCAGTAGTAAACATTAGTGGTAACAACGCATTACCCATAATCAGAGAGGATACAAAAACCAGATACAACTGGATACCTTTCGGAGTATTTGGCCAAGATGATTTTTTTGGAATAACAAATCTATGCTATAATCAATCAACAACAACTGCAGCATGTATTGAAGGTATTGCTGATTTGATTTATGGTAAAGGTTTATATTCAAAGAATGAAGGGTTTAATGATACTCTAAATCGTTTAATACCACAAGAAGATGTTAAGAGAGCAGCATTTGACCTAAAGTTATTTGGTAATGCAGCTTGGCAAGTATATTGGAATGATGACCATACAAAAATCATTAAGATATATCATGTACCTGTTCAAACACTTCGTGCTGAAAAGATTTATGATACACCTCGTATCCAAAATTATTATTATTGTGTAGATTGGAATGACCAAAGAAAGGTAAGAGATAAAAAAAGAATACCTGCGTTTGGAACATCATCAGAGAAAATGGAAATCTTTTGGATTAAAAATTATTCTCCAAATCTATACTATTATTCCCTACCTGATTGGGTTTCAGCAATGCAATACTCAATCATTGAGGGAGAGCTCTCTAATCTTCATTTAAACTCAATAGAGAACGGGTTCCTGCCTGTTTTAATGTTAAACCTTAATAATGGTGTACCTGCTCCTGAAGAGAGACAAACGATAGAAGATTTGCTTTACGCAAAGTTTACAGGAACTAATAATGCAGGTAAGTTTATGGTTTCATTCAATGATGACCCTGCAACTAAACCAACTTTGGACGTTATTAATGTAGATAATCTGCATGAGAAGTTTAAGTATGTTGCAGAATATGCACAGGATAGAATATTAGTAGGACACAGAATTACTTCACCACTTCTTTTTGGTATCAGAACCCAAGCAAATGGTTTCTCATCTCAATCTGAAGAAATGAAAACAGCATTTAGTATCTTACAAACAATGACTATTGCACCATTCCAAAATATACTTATTAATTCAATGGATTATATTCTTCGTGAAGGTGGATATGGTGGAGAATTAGAATTATACTTTGAACAATTAACTCCATTAGTAATTCTTTCTCAAACTGCAGAAGAAACAGGTCAGACTGTATCACAGGTAGAAGAAGATGTAAATGATAGTATGGAAAATCCAGCTACAACAGAGGATGAAACAACTACTGATGTGCAAGAGATTAAACCAGATGAACCTATTTCAGCATTTAATATGATGGAATTTAACACAAAAGAATACGAAATTTATAAATAAAATAAACTATGGCTTACGCACTTTTTATTAGTAGAAACGATATAATCAAAAACACTCCATTACAGGGTGCAATTGATGCTGATGCATTACTTCCATTTATGAGAACTGCACAGGACAAATATATCAAAAACCTTTTAGGAACTGTCCTATTTGATTATTTGCAATTACAGATATCAAATGGAACACCTTTCACAGGGTATTACAAAGAATTAATGGATGAATATGTAAAACCAACTATGATTTGGTATGCATGTGTAGAATATATTCCATTCTCTTCTATTCAGTTTAAATCTAATGGTGCTGTAAAGCAAACATCTGAACAGGGTAATGCTCCTGATAAAACTGAAATAGATTATCTTCTTCAGAAAGCACAAGCAAATGCTGACTACTATGCACTTCGTATGCAAAACTATTTAATTTCATATTCACAAAATATTCCACAATACCTTGAGTCTGTTGGTAATCAAACACAGATATATCCAGACCAAACAAATCAATATTTTCAGGGAATACAATTATAATACATGCCAAACTATTTACAAAATAATCAGGGAGTCAATTATACACTACTCTATAATGTTTTAGAGTATTTTAAAACAATTGGAACTAATCATCCACAAATCGCAAAGGTAACAACTGGCGATATTCAGATTGTTGATGATAGAGAGTTTCCAATGTATCCACTAATGAATGTGAATGTATTAAGCACAACATTTAGTGGAACAACTTCTTTGCATGAGATACAATTGGTAGTTGCGGACAAGATTAAAAATAGACCTGACGAAAGTGGCACCGCAATCAATGTTGCAGAATATGATTGGAACCAACAAACAATAGATTTTTATGGTGTTGATGACACGGTAGATATTCTTGCAAATACACTTGCAATACTTAATGACCTTACATCATTCACACAATATTCAGTGCAATCATTTGATATTACAGATGATATACTAAATGAGCCATTTGTAGACCGTTTTAATAATGGTTTAGCAGGTTGGGTTTCAACATTTACACTTATTGCACACAACGATAGACCAAGATGTTTATATGACCTATATCCATCATCTTCTTATTATAACCATCCTAATTGTTAATGGCTAGAAAGAGACCTATTGCATTAGACCAGATTGCAAAGAGAATAAGAACTCTTGCAGCAACCATTGCTCCATACGATACAGGTAACTTATCCAATAAAATAAAATCCTATAATACATTGGATAGAATGGTTAAATGGAATGATAAAACATTTGATAGTAAGGTTACTCTTTTCTTTGCACCACCAGGTGCCCGATATGGACAATTTTGGAATAAACCATATGGTAGAGGTAAAGGAACAACTGCAACTATAAAAAAGAGATATCCTGCTAATTTTGATTATGCTGAAAAAGCATTTAAAGATAGTGATGTAAAACGATTATATAAAGCGTTTGCAAAATCAATAGGAAAAGAAATAGCAAGTGACTTAAGGAAAAGTGTTAGAACAGCATAACCATCAACTATTTTTTCTTACAAATCGGTTATATATTAAACATTAGTAATGGCTTTAACAATTGTTCAAACTCCTGCTACTTGTTCTGATTTAAGTTATTGGACTGGCAGCGAAAGCAGTTCAGGAAGTGTGGATTATGTTCTTGCAAAATATCCTAATACATCTTTGTATGGAATATTTGATATAAGTAGAATTATAAATTCAACACTACAAGACCTTGCACAAGTTAATACTTCTAATGTAATTTTTTACAAAGTTGCATTTGGATGGCAGTATCTTTCAGGAAGTAGTTATATAACAAGTTCTTATGTAAGTTCATCTGTGTATAAAGCATTAGATGGATATGCAATATTTCAAGAACCAATTGGACAACCTATAAGTGCAAAAACTCCACATTGGCCACTAATGACAGATGGACCGGCAACACAATCTGCATTCACTACAAATAAAGGTGTAACAGGTGTGTATGTTGGTGTAGCAAATTCAGGCTCACAACCTAATAGAATAAAATATACTTCTGATATATCACAGACCGCATATTATACTTTGAGCGGGTCAACTTCATCTTCAGGTCAAATACAAAGTTATCCACTATTTCCTTCACAATCAGGATTTCCTTTAAGTGGTAGTTATTCAACTTATACAATACAAGCACAATCAGGCAGCACTGATTTAGGACAATCTCTAACTTATAATATAGTTTGTGAGCAAAAATATCCTAACATTCGTATCAAATGGAAAAACAGATACGGACAATTTGATTGGTTTAACTTTAATATGGTTAATAGACAATCATTCAATACAACGCGTAAAACATATCAACCTCAATTAGGAACATGGCAAGGTAGTTCATTACAATATAATAACTACGATAGTTCAATGTTAAATTATATATCTGACTCAACTCAAACAATTATGGTAAATACAGATTGGGTTGATGAGGCGTATAATGAAATATTCAAACAACTATTGGTATCTGATGAGGTTTATTGGATATATGATGAAGCGGATGGTGATTTAAGACCAATAACAATCCGAACAGATAGCATTACCTTTAAAACAGGTGTGGTAGATAAAGTAATCCAATACGCATTTGAATTTAATTGGGGACAAGCTTATAAACTTATTATCTAATGGGTATAATATCAACACAAGGTTTTGTTTATAGATTAATTGCAAATGGAGATACGCAATTAGACTTATTTGAAGATGAGGATATATTCTTGTCGGATAATGTTACAGGTCTATTTGATTTAGGCGTTCTCCCTGCAGACTTTACTCGTCAGATTACCGTCCCTGGTACAAAAGTAAATAATGCGTTCTTTGAGCATGTTTATGATATTTCAGTTGAAAACCCGTTCTTATTTGCAACAAATGAAAAAGTTCCATGCTATTTTGACTTCGGTGCTTTTATACTTGCTGATGGATATCTACAATTAAATAAAGTAAATGTACTTGCAAACAAATATATTGACTCATATGAGATAACAGTCTATGGTGGGTTATCATCATTTGCAAGACAAATCAATAGAAGTTTCTTAACTGAATTATCTACACTATCACAATATAACCACACCGCATCTTATGATAATATTACAGCAAGTTGGAGTGGTGGTTTATTCAATGGAAACATTGTTTATCCTCTTGCAGATTATGGAAGTGGTTATCAGTTTACACAAGGTAGTTTAGTTACCTATGGTATGAATACTTTGGATGGTGCATTGACAGTGCAAAACTTTAAACCTGCTATAAGAACTAAAGCAGTATTAGATGCAATATTCCAAGAAGCAGGATTTACTTATTCTTCTTCATTTATAAATGGTGGTGCTTTGGATGATGTGTATATGGTTTGTAATTATGCACTTAAATACCCAGAATTTAATGGTGTTGATTTGGAAACTTTTGGTAAAATAAAAGTAGGGCCAATATCAGGTAGTGGAATGACAGATGTAACTCTGGCATCAGGTAGTTGGACTACACTAAATTGGTACAACGAATTATCTGATGTACAAGGTTTTTATAATGATGGAACATATAGAGTTACTAAAAGAAGTAACCTTTCAGGCGTACTAAACATAAATGTAAATGTAAGTTGCTCTGTAAACAATATGCCAGGAACATTTTCGGCAAATGGAACATGGGGATTAAGAATGGTACAAACAGGTAGTTTTACTCCTGTTGCAACTATTGCATTACAATCATTTATTAATTTCTTTGACCAATTACAACAAAGTAGAACAGGTGGTATAAATACAACATACGAATTATCACAGCAATTTAAATTATTTGATATACCTGTTGGTGATTATTATTTTCAAATCAGGCAATCACCTAATAACGCACCACCTACATCGCAACCCCTTGTAACTCTTGACCCTGGTTCTACAACTAAATCTTATATAGAGGTAAAGCAAGTTGACCAAGCAGCAGATGGGCTTATTATGGATATACCTGCGAATATGCCTTTTGGTACAAATGGAATTAAACAAATTGATTTTATTGTAGGATTACAAAGAAAATTTAATTTAGTAATCTACCCTGATAAAACTAAAAATAGCCAATTTATTATAGAGCCATTTGTTAATTGGTATAAGCAAGGTGAGATAAAAGATTTTAATAAATACATTAATTTAGACCAAAAAATAGAAGTAATTCCTGCAAACACAACAATTCAGTAAAGCAGCAAATAGAGAATATGGTAAAACATATTATACAGATACACAAAACTTTTTCTCACAAGGTAAGTTTGAAGTAAAAACAACATTTGCATCTTCACCTCTAATTAAAATAGCAGGTACAGGTCTTTCAGGAAGTGTTGGTGGTATTATTCCTCCTGTTATTTCTTATCAATATGTTATTGGTGATAGAGGATGGTATGATAATGCATCAGCATGTTCACAAACTTATTACTATCCAACTATTGTATATGCTATTGAAAATGACCCACAAAATGTTACTCAATTGTATGCAGATAGTAATTTAACTACCGTATTTGATGGTGGTTTCTCTTATTGGAAATTTGGTTATCCTTATTTCTTCCAAAAATATTCAGCATTTATTGACTCTACTGGTCAAGTTTCATTATTACAATCTTGCTAATATGTCACAGATAATTCCTATAAACATACCAACTTACATTTCCGACCAGAATTATAATCCTAGTCGTGTTTTACCACGTTTGTTTTATTATAATGGTTTGGTTGATTGTGAAACTTACTATATAGAAAGTGGGTCACTTACTCAATCAGGAGTTACTTATGCACAAACGAGTTTTCCATATTTTGATAATTACAATGTAGTAACAGGTAGTTTCCCAACAGCAGGAAGTAAATCACTTCTTTTTAATAACGAAGCAGTTGCATATGGTGCTTTACCTTCATCATCGCTTTTTTTAGAATATTGGGACAGTTATGTTTCTCTTCTATATAATCCAAAAACAAGATTAATAAATTGTTCAGCAATCATTCCTCTTGCAGATTATTTCAAAATGGAACTTAATGATATTGTAGAGTGGAGAGGTAATTATTATCACCTTCGTGCAATAAACAATTATAATTTATCTAACGGAGAATGTCAATTACAACTATTAGGGCCAATATTAGGAGATATAATGGGTGGTATTTTACCAAAAGATTGTGGATTTAATTTTGTAGTTGAAGATGCTACCGAATACCTCATAACATATTATATATTTGCAGGAGGTGGAGGAGGTGGAAGAGCCTCAACACCTGCAGGTTATGCCGGAGGCGGTGGAGGTGGTGGAGTTATTAGTGGGTCTATGTTTATACCAACCGGAAGTGCATTTCCAATTGTAGTTGGTAGTGGAGGAACAGGATTTATTGCAGGTGCAGGCCCTGGTGGTAGTGGAAGCGTTTCTTCTGGATTTGGATATACCGCATTAGGCGGAGGCGGAGGTGGCGGTGGTGCCACACCGAATGGTGGTGATGGTGGATGTGGAGGCGGTGGTGCTTACAATGGACAAGGAGGAACAGGAAGTATGGGATATAATGGTGCTGCTGGTGAAGCCAACAGAGGTGGCGGAGGTGGTGGTGGAACTGCAAATGCAGGAACCTTACCTATTGCAATAGGTGGTGGTAATTATAGAGGTGGAACAGGTGGTGATGGTATTAAATTTGGAATACCTGCGTATCAAATCACTTCTTCATTTTATTGGGGAGCTGGCGGTGGAGGAGGTGGTGCACAAGCAGTTGCAAGTTCTTGCGGATTAGGAGGCTCTCCTACCTTTGCCGGATATATGGGTGGTAAAGGTGGTGGGAATACAAATTGTAACCTCGGTGGAACAACAGCTATGTCAGCAACTACAGGGCAAGGATTTGCTGGTGGTGGCGGAGGTGGTGGTGCTGGTACATTTAGTGCAGGTAGAGGTGGTAATGGAGACCAAGGTTCTGTATGGATTAGTTATTCAGGAAATGTTCAAAGAGGAACTGGAGGAACGGTCTATATTTCAGGAAGTTTAGTTTTCCATCAATTTATGTCATCCGGAAATTATAATTCATAATATGGTATATTTTGCTAAAATAGAAAATAATATTGTAACTAATGTTATTGTTTTAAGTGATGAAAACAAAAACAATGGTGCTGAATACATACAAAATGTATTGAGATTATCAGGCGAATGGATAGAAACATCAATAGATAATCAATTTAGACAATGGTATGCAAGTCCAGGATTTATTTATGATAGAGAGAATGATTTATTTTATCCTCCACAACCAACTCCAAGTTGGGTGTTAAATAAGGAGAGTTGGATTTGGGAAGCACCGATACCATACCCTGAAGATAATGAATGGGTATATTATTGGGAAGAAACAGAATTAAATTGGATTAAAGGACATAAGATAGAAGATAATGGCTAATATAACAAAACAAATAAGATTAACAGAAAAAGGAAACACGTCAGGGCCAAACTATGACATATTTTATTCTTTGGATTGTGTTAATTATTTGTATGCCACAGGTGGTATAAATGCATACTTACCATTTCCAAATTCCACGGTTAATGTTGAATACCCTGAAAGTTCTTCGTGTATAAAATTAGTAGATAAAAGTCCACTTTGTAATAGCGGTAGTGTTATTGTAGTTGTAGGAACTACTTCAACAACAACAACTACGACAACGACATGTGCACCATGTTGTACAGGAAGTATAACATCAATTACAGATGCTGGTGGTGGAAATATTAATATTGCATTCCAAACGGGCTCTTGTGGTGGTTGTATCGCAACTACAATCCAATCTTCAGCTGATAATATAACATGGGGTGGAAATAATACGGCAGGTTGTACTTCTCCAAGAACAATTACAGCTCCGACAGGGTCTAGATATTATAGAATAATTACCGTATGTTCAACAGGATGTGAGTCAGAACCATCTGATAGTGTATTATATGTTTCAGGCTCGACTACGACTACTACGACCACATCAACTACAACCAGTACTACAACAACCACAAGCACTACATCAACAACGACTACAGCTGCACCTTGCTTATGTTATCTAATATTTAATGAAACAGGTGGAAGTTTAACTTATGAATATATCGATTGCGCAAATGGATACACTACCGATAGTTTGGCAGGTGGTGCAAGTATTAGAGTATGTTCTTCTAACTTCCCAAGTGGTGTTGGATTAACAATAGAACCTTGTACTGATATTACAATTTGTAATACAAGTGCAGATTGTACAGGATGTACAATAGGGCCAACTACTACGACTACTACAACAACGGCAGCTCCAACTACTACAACGACAAGTACTACAACAACTACTACTACAACAGCAGCACCTACAACAACAACTACAACTGCCGCTACTACAACGACAACAACACTTTGTAATACAACATCATCATTGATTTTCTTCTGTGATACTTACGATGGATTACCACAAGGTTGTTCTTCATCAGTAGATGCATGTAGTTCTGCATTAAGTTCTTCTGTATACTTTACAGGAACTTTACAAAATGGAACTCTATTGTATGATGCACAATGTATAAGTGGTATTTGTGATTTACCATTTAATCATTACGGCCCTGAATGGTTTAGAATTGGAAATAAAGTATTCTATTTAACAGGCAGTTGCAACAACGAAGTATCTCAATTAACAGGTTGTTG